GGCCCGGAAACTCGGTCTGACCGAGGTGCCCGTCATTGAACTTACCGATCTTACTGAGGCCCAGAAGAAGGCCTACGTCATCGCGGACAACAAGCTCGCGCTGAATGCCGGCTGGGACCTCGAGATGCTCGCGGTCGAACTCGGCGAATTGCAGGGTTTCGATTTCGACCTGATGCTGACCGGGTTCTCGGACGACGAGTTGTCAAAGCTGCTGACCGAAAAGACTGATGGTCTGACCGACCCCGACGCAATTCCGGAAGCGCCGATCAACCCTGTCGCCAAGCCAGGCGATGTCTGGCTGCTCGGCAAGCACCGGTTGGTCTGCGGCGACAGCACCGATGCCGACACCGTCGCCAAGGCGCTGAACGGCGTTTCACCCCACCTGATGGTCACCGATCCCCCCTACGGCGTGGAGTATGACCCCGCTTGGCGCGAAAAGGCTGGGGTCGCGGCCTCCGGCACTGCCAAGGGCAAGGTGCTGAACGATGACAAGGCTGACTGGCGCGAGGCCTGGGCACTGTTCTCAGGCGATGTTGCCTATATCTGGCACGCGGGCCTCTTCGCCGGGGTTGTTGGCGAAAGCTTGGCTGCCTGCGACTTCCACCTGCGTTCCCAGATCATCTGGGACAAGGGCCAGCTGGTTCTTTCCCGTGGCGACTATCACTGGGAGCATGAGCCTTGCTGGTACGCCGTCAAAAAGGGCGCAAAGGGCCACTGGGCCGGCGACCGCAAGCAGACCACGATCTGGCACATTCCCAAGCCGAAGAAGAACGAAACCGGACACGGCACCCAGAAGCCGGTCGAGTGCATGAAGCGCCCGATCGAGAACAACTCCAGCCCCGGCCAGGCGGTCTACGAGCCGTTTTCTGGCTCGGGCACCACCATCATCGCCGGCGAAATGACCGGCCGCTCGGTCCACGCGATCGAGCTCAATCCTGCATATGTCGACGTTGCTGTGAAGCGTTGGCAGGATTTTACCGGCAAGGCCGCGACCCTCGATGGTGATGGCCGGACGTTCGGCGACATCGCCGGAACGGTAACCGGCAAAGAAGTTGAAACAGCCTGATGCGGTCAAGCTGCCGCGAGAACCGGATCCACGATTATATCGTCGGCATGAGCGCGGGCCTGCGCCATGTCATAGGCTGTTTGCATCCGCATCAGAGTATCGGCCTTGATGCCGAAAGCCTTCTCGAACCGAATGGCCATCTCGGCGGACAAGGCCGCGCGCCCATTGAACAAATTGCTCAAGGCTTGGCGGGACACATGAAAGCTGGTCGCCAGCCGGTTAATGCTGACGCCGTGCGGCTCGACAATTTCGCTCTTCAGCCAGTCGCCTGGGTGAACTGCCAGCGAGGGGTGCATGGTCAGGGCCATCAGTGGTAGTCCTCCAGGTCAAGTTCGGCGATGCTGTATTCATTGAGCTTGATGAAGGTCAGGCGCCAGTTGCGTGTGACGGTCATTGCCCAACGCCCAGCCTTATCGCCGACCAACTCGTGCAACCCGTAATTGGGCGGCACAGCGAGCTCATCAAAGCTGGCGGCAGCATCGATAAACGCCAGCATCTTGCGGAGACGGTTCACATCGCCCACCAGGCCTTTGGCGTTCCCGGTCTCGAAAAACCGGCGCAGGCCCTTGTGGGAAATGCTCTCGATATCCATGCCTTTTTATGTCAAGCAACGCTTTACATGTCAAGTAACGCTTGTCGCCTCAGCCTGCTTCAACAGCGATGCCCCCGCCAATATCGCTCCCATCGCAGCGCCCAGCCACCCCTGACCATTGCACAGGACAGGTCGCCGGATTTTGGGGACACACACCAGGCAGCCGTCCGCGAGCCGCCAGCTCCACCCTCGGAGCGGCACACCATTGCCGGACCGCTTACAAAAATATGTCCTTCACGCGACACGCCGACTGGGCGACCGATCAGACTGACCAGCGCATCTCGGGCTTCTTCCGCTGAGGCACGCGGGCATGGTTGATTGGACCTGCAACTGCCGTCCGCTTCGCGGGCAGCGATGCCGGATAGGCGGACACGCGGACCTTCGGCGCACCAGACCGGCCCATCTCCGTCCCAGACCCGGGTCGGCGTGCAAATAAACGTTGTGCCCTGCGGTGCAATCACTGCGGCAGCGGCCATGATCAGAAATTCAAATATCGTCGTGTCCTCGGAATTTGGAGGCTTGGTACCGGTCAGGCGCGAGACATAGAGGAAGGCGCTCGGCCATGAAACCCGGCACAAAACCCAAGCCCACCCATCTCAAATTGGTCACCGGCAATCCCGGCAAACGGGCGCTGAACCGCAAAGAGGCCAAGGCGAAAGCGGCGATCCCCGCTCCGCCGGTCCACCTCACGGCTGACGCGGTCGAGGAATGGAACCGGGTTGCAACCGATCTCTACAACCTGGGCGTTCTCTCCGAGATCGATCGGGCGGCACTCGCTGCCTACGCGCAGGCCTACGGCCGCTGGGTCCAGGCCGAGCGCGCGATCGCCAAGATGGCCGAGAAGGACCAGCTGACCGGCGGTCTCATGATCAAGACATCGAACGGCAACGCGGTCCAGAACCCACTTGTGGGCACCGCCAACAAGGCGGCGGCGGACATGATGCGTTACGCTGCAGAATTCGGGATGACGCCCAGTGCCAGGAGCAGGATCGCGGCCGCGCCGCCAGAGGACGGCGGCGACCCCGCCGACCGGTTCTTCGCCTGACCGGACGCTGGCTTATGCCGAGGCGGTGGTCGCGGGCGAGATTGTTGCCGGACCGCACGTCCGCAATGCCTGTCGCAGGCACATTGCGGATCTGAAGCGCAAGGACGGCATCTGGTTCGACCAGACGTCAGCAAACCATGCCTTCGCCTTTTTCGAGGAGGTGCTGAAGCTTTCTGAGGGCCAGTTCGAAGGCCAGCCTTTCCAGCTGGAACCGAGCCAAGCCTTCATCATTGGCTCGCTGTTTGGCTGGAAACGCAAGGACGGCAGGCGCCGGTTTCGCCGCGCTTACATCGAACAGGGAAAAGGCAACGGCAAATCGCCGATCGCTGGCGGCATTGGCGTTTACGGGATGACCGCCTGCAAGGAGGCTGGCGCCCAGATTTATGCGGCTGCTGCCAAAAAGGAACAGGCCAACATCCTGTTCCGTGATGCGGTGAAGATGGTGCGGCAGTCCCCGGCGCTGGCGCGGAGGCTCGAGTTTTCCGGCGGCCCCGGCCGCGAGTTCAACATCGCGCATCTGCCATCGGGTAGTTTCTTCCGCCCGGTGTCGCGCGATACCGGCAAAACGGGGTCAGGTCCTCGTCCATACTTCGTGTTGGCCGACGAGGTACATGAACTTCCGGACCGCTCGATCATTGAGATGTTGGAGCGCGGCTTCAAGTTCCGCCGCGATCCGCTGCTGTTCATGATCACCAACTCGGGTTCCAACCGCAACTCGGTCGCCTGGGAGGAACACGAACACGCTGTCCGGGTGGCAGCTGGCAATCCAGATGCAGTCACCGATCCGACTTACCTCGGGCAGATCATCGACGACACGACGTTCAGCTACGTCTGCGCACTCGATGAAGGCGACGATCCGCTGAGCGATCCCAGCTGTTGGATCAAGGCAAACCCGCTTCTGGGCGTCACGATTACCTCGCAATATCTCTCGGAAGTCGTGGCGCAGGCCAAAGCCATTCCGGGGCAATTGAACGGGATACTGCGGCTCCATTTCTGCATCTGGACCGACGCCGAGACAGCCTGGATGGCACGGGCAACGCTGGAACCGCTGCTCGCCGAGTTCGAACCAAAGGCAAGCCAGCCGGTCTGGCTCGGGCTCGATCTCAGCCAGAACCGTGACCTGACCGCGCTGGCTGCTGTCCAGCGCAACGGCGAACAGGACGGAAAACCCTGCTTTGATGCCTGGGTCGAGGTCTGGACGCCAGGCGATACGCTCAGTGCCAGAGTGCTGCGCGATAAGCAGCCCTATGACGTCTGGGTCGCTGGCGGATTTCTGAATGCTCCGCAAGGCGAGAACATCAGCTTGCGCCAAGTGGCGCAGGCACTGGCTGAGCTGGACAGCGAATACCGCGTCGAGACCGTGGCCTACGACCGTTACGCGTTTCGCCGATTTGAAGAGGAAGTCAGTGAGCTCGGGCTGTCGGTCAATTTCATCGAGCACCCGCAAGGCGGCACCAAACGCGGCAAACCTCAGGACGGGATGAGCGAAGGTCTGTGGATGCCAGGGTCGCTGCGGCATTTGGAAGAGCTGATCCTGGAAGGCCGGATCCGGCTCAAACGCAATCCAGTGCTGATTTCCGCGATGATGTCGGCGGTCACCGAGACCGACCGCTGGGACAACAAGTGGCTCTCCAAGCAGCGGGCCATCAACAAGATCGACGCAGCCGTAGCGCTGTGCATGGCAGTGGGGGCAGCAATGGCAGGCGACACCTCCGGCTCGGTCGATGACTGGCTGAAGAGCCTTCATTAATGAACCTCTTTCAGAAGGCGCTAGGATACGTCGCGCGCTCCATCGGCCTTACCGACCCCAGGCTGGTGCGGGCGGCGGGCGGGCGCACGACCACGACCGGCGAACTTGTCTCGACCACCTCGGTGCTGGGGCTGGCGTCCGCCTGGGCCTGCGTCAATCTTCTCGCCGGCACGATCGCCTCACTGCCGCTCATGGTCTACCGGACCCGGAGCGGAGCGCGAACGGTTGCCACCGACCATCCGCTTTACCGGATCCTTCACGATAGCCCGAACGCCGACCAGACTGCGGTCGATTTTTGGGAGTTCATCTGCGCCTGCATTGAACTGAACGGCAATGCCTATACCGAGATTATCCGCGCCGGTGATGGCCGGGTTGTGGCGCTCAGCGTCCCGATTGCGCCGGAACTCATGACCGTGCGCCGTCTGCGCGATGGCAGCCTTCAATATGAGTGGTCGGATAACGGCGTCAGCGCAGTCGTGGCCCAACACGACATGCTCCACATCCGGGGCTTCGGCGGCAATCCGCTGGGCGGGCTCTCGACCCTTTCGTTTGGCCGCCAGACCTTCGGGCTGGCCCAGGCGATCGAACGGGCCTCGGGCGACACCTTCCGCAATGGCGTGCGGCCCTCGGGTCTTCTCAAGACAGCAGACACCCTGACCCTCGACCAGCGCAAAATGGCCGAAGAGTTACTGCAGGAGAAGTTCGCAGGCGCGATCAACGCTGGGCGGCCGATGCTGCTGGACCGCGGCATGGACTGGGTTCAGCTCTCGATCAGTCCTGAGGATGCGCAGATGCTGCAGAGCCGGGCGTTCTCGGTCGAGGAAGTCTGCCGGTTCTTTGGGGTGCCACCGTTCATGGTCGGGCATACCGAGAAGACAACCAGTTGGGGCACTGGGCTTGAGCAGCAGACCCTGGGGTTCCAGAAGTTCACGCTCCGTCGGCGTTTGAAGCGTATCGAACAGGCGCTGGCCAAGCAGCTTCTTTCACCCGCCGATCGTCAGGCCGGGCTTGTCATCGAGTTCAACCTCGAAGGCCTGCTTCGCGGTGACAGCGCGGCGCGTGCGTCCTTCTACCAGCAGATGCTCACCAATGGCGTGATGACCATCAACGAGGTTCGCGCGCTGGAAAACCTGCCGCCGGTCGAAGGCGGCGATGTCCCACGCATGCAGATGCAGAACGTGCCTATCACGCTGGCTGGCAAAGCACCTGCGAAGCTGCGGCCTGCAGATCCCGGAGCAAGTCCATGAACCATCTCGACTTCGTCCTCGAGACCAAGGCCGTCACAGAAGATGGCCAGATCGAGGGGCTAGCGGCCGGTTACGGCAACGTCGATGCCGGTGGCGATGTGGTGATGCCCGGCGCGCTCGCCCGGTCGCTAACGGCCCGCAAGTCTATTCCGATGTTGATGTATCATGATCAGACGCGCCCTGCCGGTGTCTGGACCGATTTTGCCGAAAGCCCCGGCGGGCTGGTCGCCAAA